GATTAAAAGAAATTGACGCAAACCTTAGTAATGAAATGTCGATATATTTTTCAGAAATAACATTAAAACTTTGGGAAAAGGGATTTCTTGATATGGATGTAACCTTAGAAGATCCAGTTGTTAAGTTGGGACCAAAATCTTTTGATATTAATATGATAAAGTCTTTACCAAAAGATGAAAGGGTTGTAATAGAACAAATAGTAAAGGTTCTTTTTAACAAAAACTGATATACTTAATACCTGGGGAGTATTTATGAATAATGTATATGGCTCTATTGGGGTGACAGTAGTTTTGCTATTATTGCTATACGTTTATATGTTGAAAAATAAAATAAAGAATAATAAGCAGCCTATTTTTAGCCAGTCTATGCTTCAGCATCGCTATAGCACTAGGAAAAAAAATTCAAGAAAACTAAAGGTTAAAACTCAGTCAACAATACAGCATAGCAAAAATAACATAAAGGTTATAATTTTAGACAACGAGGCATACTGGATCAAGGATAATATTTTCTACAAGGCCCCTCTTGTAAATGAACTTATTGATAAGGATTCGGCAGAGCAAGTTGACACAATACACATGGATAAGGTACAATTAGATAAGATGTTGTTCATAATGGACAAACTAACAGAAGGAATTAATGATGATAGTAGGGGTTCAGGGAACTAGTAGTTTTAATAACTACCAGGTTTTTCTTAGATCTATGGGTGTTGCCCTTTCCGAATTATCGGAAGGTGATAAAGACTTTCATATATATTCTGCAGGTCCTAACAACATAAATATGATGGCAATGGAGTTTTCAAACCTTTCTGAAAAAGGAATGAAAGCAAGAGGAAAAAAAATTAAGTTGTTTAAAGTTTCTCCTCAATGGCTAGAAGAAAATATATCTGATATAAATCATTTTGTTTTCTTGTCTAATCCAAGAGAGCCAGTATCTAAAATTGTTCATACATCAAAACTAAACAATATTAATACTAATGTATACAATTTTTAGATTAGTTATATTAAACTGTGCATTTGCACACAATTAGAATGGAGCGTTATGAAGTTAATTAGTTCTTTAGAGACTATGGAATCTATAGTTAATAAAAACAAGCAACTTTCTTGGGATGGATGGACAGTAATTGAAACCTTCCCATCAGAAAAAGCATATTTTTCAAAGTTTGGTGTTTATAAAAACAATAAATGGCAAATGAGAAAACAGTTTGTCCCTTCTAGTCGAGGATGGGAAATACCCGATAAGTATGTGATCTAAATGAATAAGTTTAAATGGAAAGATGATGCTGTCTGTTTAGGATATGACACAAACTTATTCTTTGAAAAATATGAAGATGACGAACTGCTTAGACCAGCAATTGACAAACTTTGCTCTTCGTGTCCAGTAAGGAAAGAATGTTTTTCTGTAGGAATATCTGGCAAAGAGTGGGGTGTATGGGGTGGTGTATACTTAGAAAATGGAGAAATATCTAAGGAATTCTCAAGCCACAAAAACAGAGACGACTGGGGACTAACATGGCAATCATTGACAATGGAGTAATATGTATACAGATGCAATGAGAAGAGCGTTTAGATCTTTGGAAGCACCAAATAATTTTTCGTTACAGATAATAGACAATGAACATTTCTTAACAGTTAAGGCTAAAGAAAAAGATTTTATGTCTTTAGAAACTGTTGAGATGAAAAGGCAAGCAATTGAGTATATGATTCGTGTAAAGAAGGCCTTAGAGGACAATGGAGCAATTGTATTGCTTGTTAGAGAGGGCGGGAAAGAGTTATGATTGATTCAATATTAATTTTTATCTTATCTGTTTTATCAACCACACTAATGTTTTTGTTTTATGCTCAACGAAAAAGAAATTTAAAAATTCTTGCTGAAACCTTAAATTTGATTATGTTGCAGAGTGCTCAGCAGGAAGACTTGGTGTCAGATAAGACAAAAGCCAATGAGGATTTTTTAAAATTTATTTCAGATTCTCGTGAATGGGCATATGCATATATAGATGAAGTTCAGTCCTCATTAAATAAGTTTATTACTGATATTGAACCAGAAATAAAATATTTTGATGAGTTTGGAATTGTTGGATCTGCCTACCCTCACTATTATTCTATGAAAAAAATATCAGAAGCGTATAAAGAACTCAAAAAACTCCTTCCAGAAGACTATGGTAAAATAGATACATGATAGAAAATCCATCTGAAAAGGACGAAATCTATTTAGCGAATGTTGCAAAAATAGGAAACTCTGTAGACAATATACAGTACATAAAAAATGTTTTGTCAGAACAAGAACATGCAATGCTGCTCGAATATGTAAAAAACTATGAATCTTGGAACGAAGAGCCTTGGGGATCTAGAACAATTAGATCAAACCAAATGCCCGAACATTTTCTTGATATGTTAGAAAAAGTATTTAAAGTTGTTTATGAAAATGCTACTAGTCTTTACAAAGTAGAGATTGATCACTTTAATAGGGGTGGGTTGCATTTAGTTAAATTTGTAGAAGGTTTTTCTTTAATGCCACATGTAGACACAATGTCGGACGAATCTCTCCATATTGCTTCCGTTTACTATATCAATGATGACTACGAAGGTGGAGAAATAAGATTTCCAAATCATGACCTAACAATAAAGCCAGAGCCAAACAGTTTAATTATTTTCCCTGGCAATGAGAATTATTTACACCAAGTAATTAAGATTACCAAGAATAATAGATATAGTTCTGCAATGTGGTTTAAGTTTACTGGGTCTAGTTTTTCTAAAAAAAGTGAATGGTATGGTCAAAAATGACAAAATATAATTTAGGAAACTCTATAGATAATATACATGTTACAGAAAATGTTTTAACGGAAGAAGAGCATAAAAAATTACTTGAGTATGCAATAAACTCTAAAGATTGGGAAACTCAGCCATGGGGTGTTAAGTTTATTGTTGGAGCAAGTATGTCATCAGAAATAGTGGAAATACTTGGTAAAATTTTCACAATGGCTTACGAAAAATCTAAAGTTTTATATTCTGTAGATCTTCGTATGTTTGAAAATACTCAAATTCCTTTAATTAAATTTGATGAAGGTTATAAGATGAATGAACATGCAGATACCGCAGGAGATATAGCAGCAATATACTACCTTAATGATGACTACCAAGGTGGTGAAATTAACTTCATGGACCACAATATAAAGATTAAACCAAAGGCTAATAGTTTTATTACGTTCCCAAGCAACTCAGACTATTGGCATGAAGTTCTTGAAAATACTGGTAAAGAAAGGTATTCATCTACTTTGTGGTTTCATTTTGTTGATTCAGAACTTGTTAGACCAAAACTTGGACTGACTAGATGATAAAATTTAAATCGTCCAGTGATACATTTAATGATGCATTTTATTCTTGTCGTGTATTTGGTTGTAATGTAGAAGCAGAAAAACTTTATAGCACAGAAACTCAGATTATAGATGTTTGCTTAAATCATTATAACGAATTAACAAAAGATTTTTGGGAATAGTTAGTATTATGAAGTTCTATTTATTCAATCCAGATTTTAAATTGCTTTCCGAAATGGAAGATGCTGGCGTAGTTGGAAATCTTTTTACATATGACACAAAGCAGTCTGATTTTTTTACAAAAATAGCAAGAGATATTGATGTTCATAAAAAAATTAAATACATGGTTGCTATTAGACCACATGTTTTATCACCAGAATATTTAGTAAAAATACATAAATCTATTAGGGAAATTGCTAAAGAAGACAGATTGCAAATAAATTTAATTTCTGGCAAAATTAATGCTGAAGAACAAGAAATAATTAGAACTTTGGGCAAAATAACAAATAAATCAACCACGATAGAAAGATCTAATCACCTTATAGAGTACGTTGAATTATTGAATCAACTACCACAAAGAGAAAGACCAGACTATTATGTATCAGTAACTAATGACTTTACTTTTGAAACTGCATCAAAATATAACAATAAGATGATTGTTCCATACCACCAATATACGAATAATAAGTACAATGTTGCAAATAAAAAAATCATGATTTATTTAACTCCTATTATAAGAAAAACACAAAAAGAGTTAGATAATCTAGAAGGTTATGAGGTACAAAACATAGAAGATGTTAAATTTACTCATGACTCAATGACTAGTCTAGTGGATAGACTACAAAGTGAAGGAATTAAGGAAATAATATTCTCTGCATGGAACATAGAAGATATTAGAAAGAATTTAGATTTTGTCAAAGAATATAACTATAATAAAAGGGGAAATCAATGAAAGATATTTTGTTGTCAACATTAACAGGTTTTGGGTGTGGCGTAGTATTTGCTGCATTCAAATTGCCAGTACCAGCACCACCAGTTTTTGCGGGAGTCGCAGGAATTATTGGTTTATGGATTGGTTTTACAATACTAACAAACGTAGTATCCTAGGAGGAAAAATGAACACTACACAAATCAAAGCAATGCTTGCATCATATGGAAGATCAGTTCTTGGTGCAGCAATTGCGCTTTACGCTTCAGGAGTAACAGATCCTAAGACACTTGCTTATTCATTGCTTGGCGCTATTGTGCCAGTTGCATTGAGAGCCGTCAACCCTAACGATAAGGCATTTGGAAAGATGCCATCTGTCGAAGAGGTAGATGCAGCAGTAAAGAGTGCTAAGGTTGTCAAAAAAACTGTTGCTAAGCCAGCAGCAAAGAAGACTGTTACAAAAAAGACTAAGTAGCAGCATTTTAGATTAACAGGCTTGTTATTTAGCAGGCCTGTTTTTCTATGTTAATTTTTTGTTGATTTTTTAATATATATATCATGAAAAGCAATAGGATCAAGAACTATTGCATCAACATACCAGTCTTGATTAAGGTGTAGAAACTCATTTACACTTTGATAAACTCCTATTTTTTCTTCATATAAAAATGTATGATTGGTATATGATGTTATCCCTATTATTCCATTATCATTAATCATTTTAGAACAATTTAGTAAAAATTTTCTTATTAAAAACCTTTCCCCTTCCATATCTAAAAAAATAAAATCATATTTTTTGTCCAATGTTGGCAGTACGTCTCTTGCATCACCTTTTAAAATGTTTATATTATTACGATAATTAAATTTCTTTTTTATATATTCTTCATGTGTTTCTAAATTGTTTTTTGGATTGTAGTTATTTGATTGAAAAATTCCAGTAGCGCCGTTATAAAAATCTACAAGATCAGCACTTTTTGCATCAGTAATATCTATAAACATTTGAGCAGAATGACCCCAAGCAACTCCAACCTCTAGGTACGATATATTTTTATTTAAAGTTTGGGCATAGTCATACCTTGAACTAAAAAGTTTTGCTTTTTCTAATTGATGTGTTGATATACGGATTGCTTTTTCAACTTCATATTGCTCATAATCTTCGTATTTTGTTTCATCATTATAGTTTAGTGGCTCTTTTAGCAATACTCTTTTTTTCATGTTAAAAGTATAGCATAACTGCATATTTGATCATTATTGTAAAATATGATATAATATACATACCTGCCCAAATGGGGGGTAAATTAACTTATTCGCTTGAAAGGGGAATAACATGGTAAAAACAGCACTGGATCTTTTTAATGATCCATTTTTTAATACCTTCACAAACTTACAGAAGGTAACAACTACAACAAACTATCCACCTTATAATCAGATCAGGTTGAATGACAAAGAGTATATTTTGTCATTTGCTTTGGCTGGTTTTTCTAAGGATGATGTCTCAGTATCGCTTGACAATCGCAAACTTACAATTAAGGGCGAGAAGAAGGATCCTGAGTTGCCAGAGGGAGCAGAGTATCTACACAAGGGCATCGCAGCCCGTAAGTTCACTGATATCTTCACCCTTCCTGAGTTTGTTGAAGTGGTTGGGGCTGAGTTCAAAGACGGTATCTTAGATATCAGACTTGAAAAGCAGATCCCAGAAGACAAACTGCCCAAGACTATTGAAATTCAATAGTACAATATGATCCTGCACCTCGTCACTGAGGAGTCGCAGATTTGTCGGGGGAGACAGCGACACTAAATAACTGGAATAGTCCTGAGCATGACTGTAAAAAACTGCTCATTAAAAACAATAGTATAATATACAGTATTCCGCTACTCAAACTTTAAAAAGTTTTTGAAACGGATGCTCCTTCGAGTGGAGAGTTAGCAGGAGTTGAATCTTCGTGGCTAATAGACCTGAGCAGTCGTCTATAAACTGCTCATTTCCTATGCTACAATATATTTGTCCTACACAGGACCTTAGAGATGGATTAGTTACCCATTTATATACAACCTGGCCATCGTGCCTGAATTACCTGTGTAGGACCTAATATTTGAGCGGTATAATAATGTTAATGACTGACAAAGAGTTAGACCATTATAATAAGCAGCAATTAAAAAAGAGGCTTGCCGAAATAAAGGAAAAGTCTGGATGCTTTGATTGTGGAATTTCTAATCATATAGTCTTAGATTTCGATCATTTAAGAGATAAAAAATATAATATATCACGAATGGTGCATGATGGATTCTCTTGGAAGGCCATTAAACGGGAGATAGAGAAGTGCCAAGTAGTTTGTGCTAACTGCCACAGAATAAGGACTCACAGGCGATTCTTGGGCTTAACAGCGTGATATAATAGTTATATGTTAAAAGAAGGCGATTTTGCTATGACAGCACATGGATCAGATGAAGAGATTCATGTTGGTCAAGTAGTACATGTAATGCGTGAGGGTATGCTCGGAGTTCCAGGTGGAGAGTACTCACTTGAAGCATCTGCAGAAAATCCAGCGGTATTGATTCAACTATTTGAACAAGAGGAAAACGGATTCTGGGAAGCAACCAACTTATACACAGGTGCGCCAATGTCACTTTTAAGACCTATTGATCCACTACCACAAGAACCAGAAGATAGTGAAGTTGCAATGGCAATGTATGACTCTTCAATTGGAAAAGCATACGAAGGTTGCGGATGTCCAATGTGCAAAGAGTTAAATGTTACATGTGATCAATGCCCACAATGTCAGTCTGGAGAAATGAAATCAGATTGTTGTGCTAATGTAAATAAGAAAGCACCTTGTTGGGATGGATATGTACAGCGTGGAATGAAGCCAGGAGATAATGGCAAGATGGTTCCTAATTGTGTCCCTGCTGCAAAAGTAGATGATCTATGGGAAGACGATGACACAGTTGAATACGATACAGATACAGTATCAAAAGCAGAAGGTTACTCACCACCAGCAGGAGCAAGATCTGCTGCTCGTAGAGCAATTAAGTTTAAGGAAGATGGAAAGGCTAATGGTGCAGGAACTGCAGTTGGCTGGACTCGTGCAGGGCAGTTAGCAAGAGGAGAATCATTATCTCTTAGTACTGTTAAGAGAATGTACTCATACTTCTCACGCCACGAAGTAGATAAGAAGGGTAAGGATTGGGGCAACTCAGCAAACCCATCTAATGGATACATCATGTGGCTTGCATGGGGTGGCGATGCAGGATTTTCTTGGTCAAGAGGAATTGTTAATCGTGAAAAAGATAAAGCATTGTTTGCTGATTTTGGAAAAGATTATACAAGAGTAGACAGAGAAAGACATACAATATAATGCCAAAGAAAAAAGCAACGGCATTTAATCCAATGCAAATTAAAGATGGCTGGATTGTAAGATTATACAAAGATGGTCGAATTAAGTCTAAAATAGAACCATATCAACCAAAACATCCTAAGAAATAAAGTACCCCTGGCAGGAATCGAACCTGCGACGCATGGCTTAGAAGTCCATCGTTCTGTCCACTGAACTACAGAGGTCTGGCGGAAGATACAGGATTCGAACCTGTGGATCTTTCGATCTACGATTTAGCAAACCGCTGCATTCGACCACTCTGCCAATCTTCCGAGCCTCCTGTAGGATTTGAACCTACGACAACCCGCTTACAAGGCGGGGACTCTACCCCTGAGTTAAGGAGGCGTATCTCCAACGGGATTCGAACCCGTGTTGCCACCGTGAAAGGGTGGAGTCCTAGGCCTCTAGACCATGGAGACATAGTACACCAGGTAGGACTTGAACCTACGATAACCGAATTATGAGTTCGGGGCCTTGACCAACTTGGCTACTGGTGCTAGATCTTATTTGATCAATATACCAACAAGCATTCCTATAATAAAAGAACCAAGTCCCACAGTCCAATGATAATATGTTCTCATATGTTCTTTAATTATTTGATGCTTTAATTCGTTCGGAATTTTTTTTAAGTTATCGTAATCTATCACTAACTTATCTCCTAAATATTTTGAGATGCGTTAAATATAGATTGCTGAATAATCTGTTCTCTTAGAAATGCCTGCTTTCTTTCGAACTTAGATAGATGTGGCTTTGATTGAAGCCTTTTTTTGTTTTTTTGTGCTCGTTTAATTTTATGCTGAGATGCTTTATTATTAGACTTTTTCAATTAGATCACTGACTTTCTGCTACTTTATCACAAGGACAAATAATTGACTCTGGAAGTTCGTGTACTTTTGTTACAATGGTAATCATTGTATTACAATCAATACATTTATACACTTTCTTTACTCTTTTATTCATAAACTAATCATATCATATGTAGTCACGGTAGTCAAGACTTATCTCCATCCCAAGTACCAATTTTAGTAGTAGGGATACCGTATTCTTCCCATAGCCTAATAACATTTGGGTTATCATCTACTGCGTGAAAAATATCCCAATGTTTCTTAATCTTAAGTAAGATATCTTTTTTAACTTCATAGTCTGGCCTATTGTCATTATCACTACGCATATATAGTGCGTGATGACCAATATCATTCTTAGCAAGCCAATAAGAGGTCAGGCCACGCCAAACTTCTTTTCTTGAGGTAACAATAATTATATGCATTTGATCAAAGAAAGCCTCATTTAACATTTGAACTACTTCAAAATTTGGCAGAGCATTGATAGAGGCCTCATGAAAGGCCTCATAGTTCTTGTTAGGACCACGAACTAGATGTATGTATGGATCGACATTGGCTAATGTTCCATCTACGTCAAAAATATATGCTGCTTGCTTATTAATTTTGATCAACCTTATATGTCATAACAAAATAGCATACAACATACCCCATAATGAATGTTGGTATTAAAAATAATGCGTGAATCATTTTTATCCTTTCTTAATGTAAGTTTTGCTTAAATAAATTATTGTCGCTCTTTATGTGTAGCCCAATAATATAGGCACCTGTCGCAACACGGAACATTAAACTCGCTATCTTTAGCGGTAGCAAATTTAATATAGAGTACAGGATCTTTACGATATAGATTAGCCTTATGTGTGGTAATAACACGATACACATGCTCAGGCTTAGACCATACAGGCTCTAGGCTTCCCCAGTTATGGCTAAATTTACGCTTTAAGACATTTAGGTTTGCGACATTCTTATCTGTCTTGATGCCACGCCAATTAGCCTCATATACCATATGATCAATGTAGTCCATAAGGGCCTTCTCAGCGCCCTTCCACATAAGTACGGCGGGATGGTTACGCCAAGCACCAGTTTCACTAGCACCAGACAAAATCTTCATAATCTGGTAGCCTTCAAGAACCTGCTTGTTAAGTCGTTTATTGTCAAGGGCTTGGGCTGAGTATTCGTAATCTGATGACGGAAGAAATGTTTGCATATATCAATTATACAGTTTGGCGATAGACATGTCAAGTCTTGTCCCAATATGGAATACCATTTTCATCATAGTCGTCCCACTCAGGGTCAGACATATCAATCTTCATCTGATCTAACTCTTTTTTCCAAGCATCCATGTCAATTGTATAATATGTACCCCATAGTTCATAAGGCTTATTAAGATATTTCCACATCTTTGCATGGTATTTATAACGCCAGCCATATTCTTCATTTTCATCCATATTGACACACTTGACTAAATGATTACCTGCATACTCTCCAAGGATATTCCCTATCCATCGTAAAGGCCAGATACTAGTTTTCTGATGCTTGATTGAATGATTTATCATCTTTTGGTACCCACACTTTCTTGCCATCTTTCCATACAGGCCAATAACCTAGTGATCTCCAGTCCATAGACATAATTTTAGGTTCTTTTATCATAGTTTAATTCCCTATTTGTGGTTTTCTTTATAAAGTTTATAAAAAAAGTCTGAAACATGTTGGTGAAAATGAATTCCTGGATGAGCATACTCAACTATTTTTTTACCTTTTATTATAGAGTAATCAGAGCCTTTGTGCCAACGTATATCGTCTTTTAATTCAGAGTCGTGACCTGAGTTACAGTTTTTACGAACAAATTTTCCAGCACCATCTCTTTCGTCAGGTGGATAAAACGATCTAAAGTTTTTTAATTTAAAATCTTTATTCTGTATTAATGTGTTCATAATTACAGAAGTTGGTATGTCCCATGTTGTCCAATATAGTTTAATTTCATTTAATGAACAAAATGATTCTAAGATATAAATAAGGTTTACTGAATTTAAAATTAGTTGATGAGGAGAGGTATAGTCTTCTATGTATGTTTTATCTTCAATTGCCATAAGTACTTCATCTTTATGAACATAAACTTCTGGATTGCAAAATGTAAATCCAAGATCTCCTTCAACAATACTTGGTGATCTTTTTGATTTATAAAACTCTGGATCTTCTACAACCATTCTTCTAAAAAAATCTGGGAACAGGCAAAAAATTTCTTTTGGCATTTTATTGTTTGAGCAATATTGAATAATATTTAAGCAGACTGTTTCTACAGATGCTCCAGGGCTACCTAAATTCATAATATTTTGATTTATTTGACTACTTAGTATATTCGTCCATCTTCCAGATTCTGGAACTCCTAGACCGAATGTCATAGAGCACCCAACTCCAAGCACATCGGCATCTTTGTCTATTTCTCCACGAAAACCAAAAGCATTAACATTATATTCAGTATGATCATCAACTGTTGGAATAACCTTATGGCTAAGTTTCATTGCTTGAGAATTAGTTAAAACAGCATCTTTTGCGTATGGAAGGTAATATCCAATATTATCAGTATTAGTAAAAAATTTTTTAAAATACCAACTATTTGCCTTGTTTTTATTATAAAAATTTAAAATATTTTTAGTTACATATGCCATATTTTATTATATCACAAACATAGAATTATGTATTTTGTATATCAATTTTGCGGGACCAAATTAACTTAAGAAAATTGTTCCAGGATAATTTTTCTGATCCTGAATCTTTCCAATGTAAATATGATCTAATATAAACAGCGCCATAGGCTACTGCTGCAAAAATAAAACCATATTGGCCTGTTGCTATGGCATAGGCTATCCATAAGCACTCATTAAATAGTAAAACAAACCATCCCCAAAGAGTTTTTCTTCCCACGAAATAAATACCAGATACACCAATACAGGCCAGTACCCAGTGAGCATAATCATTAATCCATTGTTGCATATATTAAGTATACCTTACACTCAATATTTTGTCAAACTGTGTTAAATTTTATCGCTTTTGATAGTAACTTATTGTAATATAAATAGCATAGGCTTATATTGAAATCATCTAAGTTTATACTGTTATAAATTGGAATAGACTTACTTGACTGTTTTGCCAGTCCCTGAGCGTCATAGCATACATCATCAGGATATTTAATATAAGACTCTTTGTCTATTTCAAGCAGTTCTAACATTTTATTTACCACGGTATCTGGATATGTTGTTAAGTCTTTAAAATCTATCACATAATCTGATTCTTGAAATAAAAAACTATAAAATAAAATATACTGTGTTATTATGTCATTAATTCTATCATTTGTTATATCATACCCATTGCCACTCTCTAATGCTATCAAGGATGTTATCGTATCTTTTGGATCTCTTACTATAGTGACAATAGTTTTAGTCTTATTGTTATTATTATCAAATGCAATATTTACGGTATGGGATCTTTGTAAATTAAACATTGTTTTTTCTTTTATAAGTTTAGCAAAAAAATGAGAGCCACTTCTTGGAAATGTTATTAAATGGGGTAGTGGTTTATTCATCTATGAAACAAGACCCATCGACAAATGTCCTAAACAAACATCGGCAACGATATAGTCGGTGTGATTAACGACAATATCAAAATGTGTTGCATCTTTATCACAAAAAAAACATTTTGATTTTTCCATTTAAATATTATACCATTATACAAAATCAAACCATAGAGGCATGATATATCTTGAACCATTTGCAGGAGTAACATCATACCAATAGTGAGGATTTCCAGGGTATAAAACTAAGTCACCAGCCTTTGGCTTAAATGATTTATTTTGATGAACAAAGGATAGTTCTCCGCCTTCATAGTCATCATTTAAATACACCCATCCTGCCAGATGGTTTGAATCTTTATGCCCCATATCATTTATCGGTATTGATTTACTATTATTGTGTACCCACTGAGCGAAGCGAGAATTTCTTGCTTTTAGTTTGACTCCGTACTCTTTTTCCAGTAAAGCCTGAATTTGAGGAATATATTTTTCTGAATAAGTAAGAGAATCATAATATAACAAAGATATGGCAGGCCAGCCAGCATCGTCGTTCTGTAGGCGGCGATTGTTACTTATCTCTGTACTATTTATAAGTTCTATAATGTGGTCACACTCTTCTTTGCTTAAATAATTATTAAATACTTTTACATTATCAGGATTACTTCCAATATTATTAAAGTTTTGTACTGTTAGGTCAGAGTAACCAATGACATTTCCTTCGGGAACAACAATGTCATTAAAGTTTTTTACCATATCTAGCAACTTGCTAATATCTGCTTGATCGGTATGAATCATAAAATCATAAACACCAAATTTCTCAGACAAATCTCTTATTTGTGCAACAACATCAACTAATTTACCTTTTATTAAATGATGTTGCTTTCTAACTGGTGCATTTTTATCATATTTGACATACTTTTCATCGTCTGGATGAGTTGTAATAAGTGGATCAATAATAACAATCGGCTTTACACGACTAAGATCAATCTTTTTAAACTGATCTCTGAATAGTAGGTTATCATCTACATATATATACTCGCAGTGTTTATTTGCTATTCTAATTGTTGTGTCTGAAGAACCAACAACTGCCATGTGCGTCTTGTATGTATGACCACTCATCAAGTTCATAAATTTATCCATCCAAACTTCAGATATTGCCACTCTTTTTTCAAGGGTATCAATAAGTGATCGATCATGCATGTAGTGATCCAGCACTATCTTTTCTGAAGGACCATTGCCTTCATCTCCCCATCTTCCAGCAACAAGATTAACACCAATTCTTTCAGGTGCAAAACGATTTAGTGTGTCAACAATTTTAGCAGCATAGTCTGGACTTGTACCGTATGCTGGCAAAGCAATAGTCATAATTAATTGATTTGTTTTTTGTAACGCCTCTTGAATTACCAAAGAAAAATCAATACCTCCTGGACCATATGGAAGTAAAACAGATTTTACATTTGCGCCATCTAGTTCTTGTGCCATACCAAGAATTCCTTTAAGGTCTAGGTTTTCAATACTGTCATTTATCTGCCAATGTCTTCTCCACATCCAGTGAAATGTTATAGGCTTTTTTGTATTAGTCATTTTTGATTGTCCTTCCTTTAGTTTTAAACCAAGACCCTATTTTTGATACAGCCACCTTACTTCTTAAAATTTCTCCAAAAGTGTCATGAGTTATTTCTGACCCAAGGTACTCCTGACCAGTTTCAAGATCAATCAGTTTCCATTTACCTGGTGCTTTTGTGTGCAAAATTATATCAATTGGTTGGTCGTAATCATTTACTTCCGAACCGTCAAGTAGTTTTCTTTTCTTTGTGCTATCTGTCATATTTAAACTATCGTAAACCAAATAGGGAGTGTATATCTTATTCCAGATAAAACCTCTGTTACTTCATGAGGATAGTGCAAATTTCCTGGAAAAACAATAAAGTCTCCAGGATTTGGCTTAATTGATAAGTTATGAAGTTCAAACTTAATCTCGCCACCCTCGTAATCATTATTTAGGTAGATTAATACTGGCAAATGATTGTCTGTAACATAACCAAGATCATCAACATGCAACTTCAAATATGTTCCTTTAGTCCACTTAACTACACTGAGGTGTGGCTCTTTTGCCCTTATCTTTTCTTTGTCTATGTTATAAAATTTTGCTATTTGATCTCTGCATCTTTCAATTATGTTATTAACATCTTTAACACCATTATACTGATGCATGTATGTTACTGGATTTCCATCATTGTCTTTTTGAGATACAAAACTAATGTAGTGTCTATTGTCAATGTCAGACATAAGATAGTCAATCTCTTCTTGTGTTATAAAATTAGGTACAATTTTAATATTATCTGCAGAATTGCCAATTCTATGGAAAAACTCCATATATGATGCATTTCTCTCTATGCTTGGTGGGTCATTTCCAACAGGTTTTCCATTAACTATATATGCCATACAACCATTATACACTATGAATCAATGTTTAAAATTTGACGGTAGATGCTTACTTGTTAGGCCTTTTATCAACATTATAAAATTTATTTCTTATGCGGGGCCTAAGAACCTCTGGTATTGTCCACCATTCGTGGTCTGGCTCTACATAATGAAGAAATAATAAACCAACCTTGTTGTTTTCTTTATTGGGGAACTCATCTTTCCAGTGCCACTGATCATTTGGATAAAAGAATATAGCCTCGTTGTCTGCCCAGTTATAGGCCTTACCCTCTATGTATAGAGGCCATTCTGTATTTTGATATAGTGATAGATCAATGGTGTATGTGCAAGGCCCAATATCTAAATGCTTATCAAGATATGGCTCAGTTCCAGAATACTCTGAGAATATTCCGTATGTAGGCATGAGGGTGTCGGATTCAAAAATTTCTTTGGCTTTGTCAATAAGTTTTTCAAGAACCTCTTTTAAAACTGGGTCATTAAAAGAGTCAACCCGCTTGCTGCCATAATAATGATAGTTTTCTTGTTTGAGCACTTCGTGATTTGCAAAATAATTTTTTACATACTCAAAATATTCAGGCTCTAAAACATTTTTTTCGATATGCGGTTCTTTAACTTTGACCATTTATTTATTATAGCATAAAGGTTCGGCGCAAAATAGAGTTAGCAAACCTTCATATGCCCTAAATGGGCAATATTGGTTAATAGCCTCTCTTTGCATTTACACACCATATTTTCCCATCAGACATGGTTTGATGTGCATTCCAAAACCAATCTGACTCTTTGGATAGTCCACAAATACTACACTTATCAATATCCACCTAGGCACTCATTTCTTGTATGGTATAAACGAATTTTTGTCATGATCTTTTTTGTTGGTGCATTAAGTGGTTCGCCACAGCAAGCACACTCCATGTCCCATTCGCCAGAAAAGAAGTCATATCGTAATGTTCCTTTTTGTGATTTATATTTAGATATACGAAACTCAGTAAATGGGTCTGGTATATCGTAAATCACTTTTTGCCATACTTCATCTGAATATAAGCAACAATCCAGCCACAGGCAAAACCAGCAAGAACCCAGAATGGGTGTAGATAGGTTACTTTCATTGCTTATGCTCCTTTTGTATGTGATTATTCAAAGTCATGTATGCAAAATCTGATCGTGACTCGATCTCTTTCTTGCACTGCGGACATATTACTATTCTAGCCATATACCTATTATCTCAGATTTTGCGGGGGATGTCAAGTCTTTCTAACATTGAACATAATTAGGTCAAATAGATATATACCCAGTCCAGGATAAAATTGATCAAAAAATGCACCAAAATCTTTCTCAAATTTAGCATAATAAGCAGTTTTGATAAGAAATTCTTTGTCAACTTTTAAAAACCATTTATTAAAATGTTCGACATATTCGTAAAATGCTAATGTTGCCAAATGACTGTCTACTGGTATATTATATCTAATTAACTCACCTAACATTTGTGTCATGTCTGTTGCTTCTTTAGACATAATCTTCCAATCGTCTTTGGTGTATTCGGATAGTCTCCTTTTGCATTCTACTACCACTGGATTGTTTTCTTCTGAAAGCATCCATCTGTTCCATAGATTTAAACACTTTACATCCATGAGCGTATTATATCAATTATAATATATACATGACCATACTCTATCTGTTGTATAGCCCTGTATATCGTGCTGTCAAAATAGGTATATCTGATGTCTCAGGTAGAAGGTTTGCAGCCCATAGGACCAAGGGTTGGATACTCATTAAGTATTGGTGGTTTTCCGAACGGGATAAGGCAAGAGCCGTAGAAACCCTAGTACTAAACACATTAAGAGATAAGCATGGACATTTCCTGGATAAGGCAGATATGCCACAAGGGGGTTATACGGAGACATTTGATGCGTCGAAGATAACTCGAAAAGGTTTGATCCGTATGGTCAATAGGGCAATTAGGGATTCTTGATCCCCTGGCTATTCCTCAAATGAGGTTTGAGATTGCCATAGTTTATCTAGGC